CTTCGGGAACCAGTAGCCGACGTAGCTCTTGGTGCCGCCGACCACTTCGCTGGTGATGTAGCCCACGCCCACGTACGGGCTCTCGGCGTCCGTCACCGTCAGCACCTTGCTGGAAACCGTGTAGCCCAGCAGGGCGGTCTTGACGGTGTTGGGCAGCTTCGCCAGCTCAAAGCTGATGCTGCCGCCGTTCATGCCGTTCACGCGCTCGACGGCGTGGTTGTCCGCGTACAGCTTCACGTTGTCGCGGTTCAGCGTCACGTCCGCGCTGATCAGCATGTCCGCCTGGCTCGCACCGCCGGTGTAGACCACCGCGCTGCCGGCGCCGCCGGAGCTGATCGTCGCGTAGGTGAGACCCTTCAGTCCGATCCTCGCCATTGTGTTTTCCTCCTAATCGTTCAGCTTGGATATCAGCTTGTCGCTCTCGGCCTGCATGGCCGTGAACACGCCCCGCTGCATCCTGTCCTTGTTGCTTGTGATAAACTTGTCCCCGGTCCTGTTCCGGTCGGCCTTCTTCCGGGGCCTCGACCTGTTCGGGCGCTTCCCGATGCCGTGGTTGATGACAAACGCCTTCATGGCGTTGTCCACGCCCCGGCTGTCCGTGCCCTGGGGGTAAACCTCCACCCAGCCGGTGCCCAGGTCTTCGTGGTACTTTGCCGGCGCCACGGCCTTCTGCATTTCCCCGGTCCTGACGTGGTGGTACGCGCCGATCAGGTTCTGCATCTCCTTCACGCACGCGTCCGCCCCGGCCATCACGATGCCCTTGATCATCGTCCGGTCCATCTCGGCCAGCTTCTGCTCGAAGGCCTCGCCGCCGGTGTACTCAAACTTAGCCACCGGTCACCACTTCCTCCGTCCACTGCAGCGGCCCGATGATCCACACGTTCCACTGCCAGTGGTTCTTGGAAATGTCGAACAGGTACTCATGGGTCGGCATGCTGTAGCTGTCGCAGGCCGTTGCCAGCTTCGCCTGCACCGTCCCGACCATGGAATTGTCGCCGCTTCCCTCGTACAGGTGCACCGTCAGCTGGAACTGCTGCGCGACCATGGCGTTGTCCGCCCACAGGGCGCTGCTCTGGCCGTTCATCTCCACCACGCCGTAGTTGTCCGGCGCCTTGTTCTCCCAGGCGTCCCGCACAAAGTCGATCCCCTCGATCTCGTTGAGCGCCGCGACCAGCCGGTCGGCGGCGTCCACCGTGACGGTGGTGGTTACCGGATTACTCCGTGTCCTCGCCATTCACGTCACTCCTCTCGCAGGTGATCTCAATGCCGTCGTCCTCGGTCATGTAAGTCCGCACCACGCGGAACTTCTGCCCGTGGTACCGCACGACGCGCTCCCCCTGGTAGTCCTCCGCCAGCGCCAGCACGAATACGTATTCCGGCTGCACGCCCGCGTTCAGGGCGTTGTAAAACTCGCTGCGGCTCACGCTCCGCACGGTGCAGTAAACCGTCCGCGCCGTTTCGGTCACGGCGTCGTGCACCCCGTGGGCGCTGGCCGTTTCGGTGATCAGGTCGATCACGTCAGCACGCATCATTCGCCTTCACCGTCCTCCGCGTCCGGATCCGGTTCGGGTTCCGGTTCCTCGCCGTAGTCGGTGTAGCCGGTGGCGTGCATCAGCTGCTCCTTCTGCACGTTGTAGCTTTCCTTCAGCCGGTCGAAGTCCGACGGGCTGCCGAAGTGCATCCGCGTGTAGGTGAAGATCGCCCGCGCCACCAGCGCGTCCGTCAGCGTGCTGTCGTCCTGGTAGTAGGTGGTGGTCACCGTGCCTACCGTCGTGCTAACCAGCGTGAAGGACACCGTGCCGGGGAGCGTTACGCCGGCGATCGCCAGATCCCGCGCACCCGCGTCCATCAGGGAGCAGAGCTCGCCGTCATACGCTTCGGTCGTGATCCGCAGCGCCTTCCTGCACTCGTTCAGCATGTTGTGTTCCCTCCGCTTTCATCTTCAGGTAGTCCTTGTACTCGCGTTCCCCGAACAGGTGGATTGCGGGGCAGTGGGTGTCGATCCACAGGTCGAACCCCGCGCACGCCGCCCGCACACAGAAAAAGCGGTCCTCTCCCCGCAGCGCCTTGCGGATGTTCGGGATGGCGGCGTATCCCACGCCCGCCTCGAACACCCGGCGCTTGGCCAGGATCAGCCCGCCCATGCCGCCGACCTGGTAGAGCCCGGGCTCCAGCCACGTTCCCCACCGCTTGTCCGTGTCGCCGTCGTCGTACATCCAGCAGTTGCACCAGGGCCCGTCAGGCCCGTCCGTCCACAGGATCTCGCCGACGATGTCCTTGTTCGCCGCCAGCAGCCATTCCAGCGTATGCCTGTTCAGGATCTCGTCCGTGTCCACCGAAAACCAGTAGTCGTACCCGCCCGCCAGCATGAACTGGATCGTCATGTTCCGCAGCTGGGTCATCTTCCAGACCGTGGACCCGGGCCACACATGCTCCTGCACCTGGATCTCGTCCGGCGCGGAATCATGCACAATGTAGGCCGCGTCGCGGATGTGCGGGATCACCTCCGGGCAGTCGTTGACCACATAGAAGCGGTCGACGGTGAAGCCCTCGGGAATGATCAGCTCATCCAGCGCGTCCTGGTACTCGTCGAAGATCTTCGGGTCGCGCCTGAGCGGGGCGCACAGCAGGATCCTTTTCATCATTTACCGCCCGCCTTCCGGTAGGCCTCGAACGTTTCGTCCGAGATGATCAGGCTCCCCTTGTGGCCCAGCTGCAGCTTCGGATCGCAGTGGATTTTGAACCCGCACGCCTTCGCCCTGATGCAAAAGCTAAGGTCTTCACCGTAGCCCGGCAGAGGCGCGAACAGGTCGTGGAACTTGTCCACAATCGGCTGGAGGATGCTGGCGCGCATCATCACGCACCCAAACCCGCAGCCATCCACTTCAAAGATCCCGTCGTCCTTCGGGTAGTCGTCCCAGTCCTCGCTGTGGTTGTCCTGGGGGATCAGCCCCATCTGGAGCTTCTTCCAGATCACCGGCTTAAACGGCGGACGCCTCATGTGATAGATCCCCGTCACAATGTCCCGGCCTTCGATGTCGTCCATCAGGTCGATCATCAGGGTGCTCGGGAAAATGATGTCGGAGTCCAGCCAGAGGATGTAGTCCGCTCCGCTTTTCATGGCCATGTCGGCCAGGTCGTTCCGGCTCTTGTAAATCAGCGAGCAGGCCATAAAGGCGTGCTGCACTTCGCCGACCAGCTTCATCCGTGTCAGCGCCTGGGCAAATTCCGTCTGCACCGTGTCCATGCACGGGATCGCGACCATCGTCTTCATACCGTTCCCCTTTCTTCACCCTTTCAAAAAGGTGCCCCGGCTGGTAAAGGGTGAAACCCAGCCGGGGCTATTCTCAGGCCGTCGCCGGAGAACTGTCTTCAGGCCGCCCTATCAGGCGGTGGTGCACTGCAGGCGCACGATGGCGTCGCCCTTGGCGGGCTTGCTGTCGAACACAGCAATGCCACGGTACACGATGCTGTTGCTGGTGAAGCCGGCGCTCTCATCGCGATCCACATGGATGTCCTCGGACAGGTTGCCGACGACGTCCGTCCACTTGCCCAGGTACAGAGCCTTCTTGCCCTTGGCCAGGTTGTCATCCAGCACGACGGGGTAGCCCATCAGCCTGCCGGCGACGCCGTTCACGGTGTCGGGCACGAAGATCGGGTTGCCGGCGCTGTCCTTGATCTTGGCGATCTCGCCGTAGATCGTGGCCTTGTTGGCCAGGAACTTGGCTTCCGCGTCATAGGCAGCGGGCAGCAGGGCGATCAGGTCGACCACGTCGTCGTAGGTGTAGCCCTGGGTGTTCACGATCTCGTTCTTGCCGGCGCCGGCGGTGGTGAAGGTCAGCTTCACGATGCCGTTGGTGCTGTCATTGATAATGTAGTCGTCGATGGCGCGGGCGATGTCGCCGGCGAGCATCTCAACCAGCCAGTCCTCGAACGCGTCAATGCTCATCAGGGACGCGGTGCGGGAGATCTGGATGATCTTCATGAACTCGAAGCCACCCAGCTGGACGTAAACGGTGGTGTCCTCGGACGCGTCCATCGCGCTGTTCTCGGTGTGCTTCTGGGTAGCGGTGTTCCGGGTACCTTCAGCAACGAACTTCAGGTTGCCGGCGACCCTCATCAGGGTGATCTCGCTGAGCATCGGGGCCAGCTTGACCATCTTCTCAAAGAACTTGTCAGCGACCATGGTCGGGATCGCGTTGGTGGTGCTGGTCGTCCAGGTGGCCCGTTCTTCAACGGTCAGGGTGTTCTGGAGATTCCGCAGCCACATATCCCGGTATTCGGGAGTCTTAACGTCAAACATGTCTCTTTCCTCCTGTTTCTCAATGATCGGTTCGCCTTTCATCTCGGCGACCACTTCAGCCTGCCGCGCTTCCTCGGCGGCGGCTTCCCTGCGGGCATTCAGCTCCGCCTGGATGGCTTCCATCTCGACGATGCGCTCTTCCAGGGCGTCGTTGTCCAGCGCGTCCCGCTTTTCCGCGCCGGTCTCCTCGGTCAGCTCCGCCAGACGGCCCTCGAGCTGCTCCGTGTTGAGTTCGGCAAAGTTCATTCTTCTTTGCCTCCTTCCGTCAGTTTGTTCAGCCGCTCCAGCAGCGCCCTCCGGCGCTCCGCTTCGGCCTCCAGGGCACGCTCTTCCCTCAGCTGCTCCCTCGCGCTCTCCAGCGAGGCCCTCACGCCCTCCAGCGCCTGGCCTTCGGAAGCCGCCTGCACGGACGTCCCCTTGTATGCGGGGAAGGCCACCAGGCTCACCTCGAAGATGTCGCTCATGCCGCTGATCCGGCGGAGCGGTTTCTCGGTGTCCAGGTCTTCCCAGCGTTCCTCATTCACGATGAAGGCGAAGGACATGCCGTTCATGTCCCCGCGCTTAATCGCGGAATAAGCCTCTTTGGCCTTCGGGTTGTTTTCCACGTCCAGCGTGGCCCGCATCCTCACGCCGTTCTCGTCCGGCGTCAGCTGCATCGTGCCGCTGCCGTTGTTCCTCCGGCTGTGGGCCAGCGGGATCATCCCGAAGTCATGGCCGACCA